CGAAACGTCTAAATCCAAAAAGAATAATTTGCTGTATGTTTTTTTAGATTCAAGAAATTTTTGATAATCCTGTTGTAATTTCATTGGCGTTGTCGGTATGACATCAAGCCTTTTTCCATAGGCCCAACACAACACAAGATAACTTACAACCCCATCTAAATCTAAATGCGTAAAAACTTGAATAGATCCTGAATTATTCATCTGCTAGTAAATCATTTAATGTTTTGTCTGCTGTTTTCACACTGTTTTCAGTTGAATCCTCAGAGTCATCTGCAAAATAATCCATGTTTGTTTCTTTCAAAGTAAGAGTGTTATAATTGCACCTAAAGGCAGCATTGCCGAAATTTGGACCAAAACGATTTTTTTGCATTCCCATATTTATGACTCCCAACTCTCTATCTTCCTCCTCTTGCCACAGGGAACAGATGACATCGCAGGTGGCTGCCAAACCAATTGATTCTGAAATACCCTCCATGCCAGGCGAAGCTGTATTGAATGCCCCACGATTTAATTGTGTAGCAGAAACAAAGGGAATTTTATATTTAAAAGCTAAAGCTCTTAGCTGTTCTGCTATTTCTTTTACGTATTCATATGAATTTAAATTTTTAGAAATGGGCTGAATAAGGTTAATGTAATCTATTACAACAATATCTGGTTTGAATCCTTTGTGTTGTAATTTAGTTATGTAACTGTCAATTTGTCTAACGGTAACCGTCTTTGGTGGATATTCCTTAATAACTAAGTTTGAACTTATGTTTTTTTGTATGTGTTTAACTTGTTCCTTCAACTCGTCCGTAAACGTTTTGAGATCACTGTGAGGAATTTGTGTAAGTTGCGTGCTAATACGTTTAGCATACATAAACTCCGACATTTCCAATGAAATGAGTAAAACGTTTTTGTCTGCTAACAGCATATTCGTTGCAATATTTCCCAAAACGATTGATTTACCTACATTTACTTGACCTGCAAATACTGTGAGAGTTTTAGGAAACAACCCTCCTTCTGTTTTTTCGTCAAAAAACTTCCACCCTGTCGGAACTGGATTGTAAATAGCAACTAGTTCTTTGACGTGTTTATCAATATCTTCAAAATACCAATGACCTAAATTTTCTTTAAGAGTGATGTTGTAAGCTTTTTCGAAGTCAACTAAAGTTTCCTCAATCGAAAAAGATTGATCTGAAAATTTTTCAGCAACATTTAATATTGTTTTATATATAAAACGTTCCTTGAGAAACTTTTCAGTGTTTGAAATTAATTCTTCTTTATTAAAAGGTCCTTGCAGGGCAGATAATTTAACTTTGACATCCGCTAAAGCTTTTTTGTCTTCTTCAGAAGTAAGACGAGCTTTAATTTCGGTCAAACTCGGTACCGTACCTCTTTCGTTAAAGAAATTGGTTATGCTACCAATAACTCTGCCAATATTTTTATCACTAAAAAATGAAGGCTCAACGTGAGATATAATTGAGCTTAGATACTCCGTGTCTCCTAATGCATTATAGAGAAGAATCGACTCGAAGAAATCTAAATCCAACTTTGTGTGAGTTTGAACTTTGCTCATTCTCCTTCATCTTCATCCACGTTCTCATCAGAGTCAACAGAACCATATCGAAGTTCTTCTTGTAACTTTTGTTCGAGAAGGGGGCAAACCTTTTCCCAAAAAGCCGGATCTTTTTCTATGTTTTTTCTATATCCAACACTTTCTCCTTGAAATTGATACGTTTTACCTGCTTGTTCAATTACACCCAATGCTAGTGCCAAATCAAACAAACCCGTATTTGTATCAAGACCTGTTTTAAAATTAAGGTAGAGTTCTGTTTTAAGAAATGGAGGAACGACGCGATTTTTTACAGTCATTGCGCTCATCGTGACTCCAGAAACGTTGTTAGCAATTGCAATAGAATCTTCGTCTGGGTTTTCAGACACTTTTTCATTACGTGTAGATAATTGAACCAACACTGATGCCAGATAAATTGGACCTTTTCCTCCAGCTTGATTTTTGATCAATGATGGGAACATTTCCATTCCTTCGTAAATGTGATTGGAAAACAAAATAGGAACGCCTGCTTTTGCTGCTTTATATGTAATGGCTCTCATCATACTCTTGGTAGCTTTTGCTCGCTGACCTACGTCTGCTGCATCTTTGCCTTTGCGGGCATCTTCAATTTCTTTGGAAGATGCAAGATTTCCAAGAGAGTCGATGGAAATAATAAATTTAAGATTGGGGTCGTTTGCTGCAATAACGTTATCTAAGAACGTAGAAATTTGATTTCGACACTCTTCAATTGTTTCGACCGGATAATACTTCGTTTTCTTTAAATCCATGCCAACGTTTTTCGCACTTTGTTTGTCAACGGCTACTTCGGAATCCCAAATAACCGCAATATACCCTTTCTTTTGGGCGTTAGCCAATACTTTGTTAATAATAAGAGTCTTTCCTGCTCCAGAAGGACCAGCAAAACCTGTAATCCTTCCCACTGGAACTCCTTTATACAGGGAGCCAGAAATAATAGCGTTTAGTGCTTTAGATCCCGTATCAATCCAATCGGATGGAGTCGAGATAGAAGAATCATTAAGCATTACGCCGTCAGGGTTTAATTTATCTACATCGCCAAATATGTCTTTTAGGTTACTCATGCAAAATTACAATACATCAAAATAATGATTTCACAACAACAAAAAAAGGGAGGCTTGCGCCTCCCTTTATTTTAAATATTATTTTTATTCCTCATCAAATAGCTTGACGACATCTGCATTACCCTCTGGCTGAGAAGGTGCTGGTTGGGCAGCTTTAAAAATCTGCTCATATTGAGCAAAAAATTGATCTGCGAACTCCAACGCCCCAGAAGGAGTAATGTTTCCTTTGTTGTATTTCCATGTAGTGGCTTGGCTTTTGTCCTTCAAAAATTCTCTAAAGAAAAGAGGAAGAATCTGCAATTGCAGTTGGTTTGTTTGGACGTTTGGCTGAACGTGAACAAGAGCTGGATTCTCAATGGTGAGAGAAGTCGCATCTTCTGCTACTGGTTTGCCGATGATAGTTCTTCCAATCGAATCGAGGAAGACCGTTAGTGTGTTGTTTGTTGTATCGCTCATATGATTTTTATTTTATATATCTTATCTTTGTTTTTGGTCAATTCAACCGCAAATATTAAGTTCTGTAAAAATTTTTCTCCTTTGTTTGTCAAAAGTATTCTGTCGTCCGAAGCGATGAAAACAACATCATGGGAATCCAAAGTATACAAAATTTCTTCTAATAAAAAATTGTCCAAAAATTCGTTCAAATAACAATCTTCATGAAGAATTGTTCTCAATGTATAATACAACTCATCGTAATTTATGACTAAACCATCACTCGAGTTCATTTTGTTGTATTTAGTCATCCCCAAACCCAAACATATCAAACAAATCAGTTTGGACTTCTTTCCCTACTTCCGGTAAAAACCAACCAATCGATTGATATAAACGTTCTGTTGGTTGAGTGACTAACTTAGAAAACATTTTATCCCAATCTACAGCAAAACCAAATTCACTAGGAAGCTCTGTAACGTATGTTATTGCATCCAAGCCAAATTTATTTTTTTGGCAATAAATTTTTTTAACTTTTTGGCCTGTTTGAATTGCTTCATAACGATCCTCAAGTCCGTAGTTTTTTAGCAAAATATTGTATGCAATTGCCCCTTTAACGTGGGAAGGCGTTGCGTTTTTGAACTTGTTGAGAGAAGCCCCTTGAGCGTATTTGTCTAAGTTGTTGATTGATGTGCGAGCTGCTACTTCGTTAGGATCTAACTTTTTAAATTCTTGATAGCTGTTACGATATACTTCGTTTGTTTGCTTAAAGCTTTGGGTCAACAAAGCAGTTTTGATAATATCTTCTATAAATTTTTTGACCTTTTTGGGAGTTGTTGAACGGGCGAGTTCGATTCCTGTATATTTAAATTTGTCTACAGCTACACCTTCTTCATCGAGAACGTGCAGAATATAACGTTTCTTTTGAAGAAAAACTCCAACATCGGCAATAACTTCCCGTTTAAAAACATAACGAGGATCAATAGAAAATAATTCTTTTCGAGCCCATTCCAAAATTTCGGTATTAACGTGTTTGTCTAATTTGTCTACAATTTCATGTACTTTTGGGTTAATTTCTCCGTCCACAATTAACTGCAATCCAAGCTTGTCTAACACTGGCTGTATCGAAACATACAAACTGTCTGTATCTCCATATTTCGTTATGGAGGTTTCTACTCCATATTTCACTTTGACGAAGTTATCAATAATGTTGCCGCCGGCCCTTGATACGTTTTGACCAGTAACCGTAATAGAGGTAGCGTGATCAATATCCATTAAAGAAGAATGCTTATTAGCAAAAGTTCCGTATATTGAATTCAAGAGAATCTTCAACGTGTATTGAAGGGTATCAAAATACGTCATCTTAAACTGGTGTTTGGCATCGTCTTTATTTTTTGTTTTTTTCAGCTTTGTTAGTTCTTGTTTAGTCTTAACACGCTCGTTGTAGATTTCGTCAATAAGATTTGGAATAACTCCCTTATGCTTTTGTGAGTAAAGAACGCCTGATTTAGAAAGCGCTAATTGTTCTTTCGAAAGAAACGTTTTAAATTTAGCTGCATCTAGTGTATGGCTTTTGCCGTTGATTAAACGTATTGTTATATCGCCTGTAAATGATTCAAAGTCACCAGAAATTACCTTACCAATTTTGGTCTCAGGGGAAATGTTGAGCGTAATAATCGTATTAGGATATAGCGAATTGACATCAAAACTTACTACAGCTTTTTGCAACCCTTTTTCTGGATCTCTAACGTAACCTCCTTCGTATGACTCTCTTTCTAAGTTATTAGGAAACGTGGGAATTACATATCCTTGTTTAGATGCCTGGATAGCAACTGCTCCTGTAACGATTGCTACTTTGCCTAGAGCTGCTTCAAAATTCGTACAACCTTTGTAAGCGAGCATTCTAGCAATTTCCAAAAATTTTAATTTTTCTTCTAGCTTAACAAGCAAGTGTACGTCTTGTATATTGTAGTCGACGAAAGTTTTCCAGTCACTTGCTGCAAGCTCTCCGAGACTGACAGCGTTATACGCAATCTTTCCTTCTCCCAACTCAAGCTCCGAAATATAGTTAAGACTAAAAGATTCTTTTTCTCCTGGAGAAAAAGTTTTGTACAAGTCCATATAATCTAGCAAAGACACCCCTTTAATGGACCAAATGGTTACTTCTTTACCCATGTCTGTGAAAACCTTACGGCCTCTAACGTTCCCTGTCGGAGAAAGCTGACGAATAAAATCTTCTCCAAATATTTTTATAAAACGATTGATGATATAAGGAAAGTCAAAATTTTGAGAATTCCAACCAGAAGCAATGTCTGGATAATCCGTCTTCCAAAAATCCACAAATTGTAAAATTAAGTCTTCTTCGCTTTTACAAAAATGATATACACAATCGGGTATTGTAGGAGTGTAACGCTGATTCAATCCCCATGTATGAGTAGTTTTAGTAAGAGTATCATACACTGTAATAAGGTTGATTGGTACTGCTGCTTTTTCTGGTGTAGGAAAACCTGAGTCTGCTGTTGTATCAACTTCAATATCTAGCAAGAACACTTTGAGAGGGTGCTTAGAAAACTCTGGTTTATTATTCTGATCTTTATACATCTCAATCAGAAATTGCTGCTCTGGAGCTAAATTATGAAATATTCGTTGGTTTGCAGTCGAATCCACAAACTTTTTTCTATCGATGGAATTTCTGAATTGCTTTTTGACAAGAGAAGTCTTGAAAATGGAGGTGGCATCAGTAGCTCCTTCTTTTTCTAAATAGAGGTAAGGCTTAAACGGCATTTCAGTATCTATCCGAACACCTTCTTCGGACCAAGTACGAAGAAAAACAGACTCGTTAAAAGGATTATAACTAATAGATCGATACATACGTCGAGTATAGTACGATCAAAAAAGAAAATATCAATTGATTTCTTGAATATATTTTCTTTCTGAAGAACCAGCAGGAGTGAAATACACTTCGTAATGCTTCATTAGATTTTTTTCTGTATCCAACCAATAATTTTCAGCAAGAGCTCTTGCTTTTTTGCAATGCTCAGCGTACACGGTTTGATTTTTTAATGCGGATTTAATGCAATCAATAAACTCATTGCCGTTAGAATACTTTAAAAATGCATCTTTGTAAGTTACCATATCTGGACATACACAAGGCATACCAATTGCACCAGCCTCGATTAGCTTGATATTCGATTTGCAGCGGTTAAAATTATTGTCTTGTAGAGCTGCAAATGTAATCTGAGCACCTGAGTTAGCCATGGTTTCAGCAAAATCAGGAAGTTGTACCCAAGGAGTAAATTTAATTTTACCGGAGTCGATTAAAGGTTTTACTGCAAGAGGATAAGAACCATAGAAATGCCAAGTAAACTCTGTAACTGTTTTAATAATGTGATTGACGACATGTGCAAAGTCGTCTTGTTGATTGGCTCTATTAATCACGTCAACGTGTGTACCAGATGCAAAAATGGCGACGATTGGCTTTTTCTTGTTTTTATCGTATGCTTTAATTAAATTGTTTAAATTGTAATAGCGATCAAACCACCATTTCATAAGATAATTTGGCACGGTTGTTACGTTTGGATGTCCAGTTTTGTTGGCCAAATAATCTCTAAAGTAATCAGTTGTGACTGTTACTTCATCCATCATAGAAATAATTTCCTTGATGCAATCTTGAATTTCTTGGGATGTAAAGGCGTCTCTATTCCTATTGTACATCGGAATATCTTCTGCAAAGACCACATCATCTACCTCATAAATCATTTTTAAAGGTTTTTGTTGTTTAAATTGAGTTAAAAACTTAATGAACTCTTTTTGATACGGAGTTGCTTGTCTCTGAAATTTAATTGCATCAACGGTTTGATAAAACTTTGGATCAGTGATCATCGTTGTCGACTCCATCACTACAGCTTTTTGATAAAGATTAAGCAAAAAGTTCGAGGACATGCATCTATAGTAACCACATCCACCATAATCAGCCAAATAATTAACAGCACGCTTTAAATTTTGGCCAGGCATTTCCGGAGGAGGAATTACGTTATTGTGAATGTATGTTTGGGCGGGTACTCCAAACGGAATCCCTAGCGGAGCTCCAAGGACGTTTTGTAAGCCGTACTGTACTGGTGTAATCATATTTTTATTATTTAAAATGGTTTTATAAAAAGTCTATTATTGAATAGAAGAAATGCCGTTCTTCTTGACTACGTTTATTACATGTTCTGCTTTGCAGAGCACTTCTGGTCCTCTGTGAGTAATAATATAACAAGATTCGTTGTTTTCATTAAAACGTTCTCTTAGGACTCTAAGCGTAAGCTGAACACCCTTGTCATCTAGAGACGAATCTAACAATTCATCATAAAACACAGTGCTAAAATTAACATCCCCTTGCAAGCGACGTATATCAGAAAAAGCAAACAAACAAGCCAAGTCCATGCGCTTTCTTTCTCCTCCAGAAAAGTTAAAATATGATTTGTTGGAACCGTTTTCATCTACAATTTGCTCTTCAAAAAATTCGTTAAATTGACACAGACAATTTGCTTCAAGCTTTTGCAAATAATATGCCAAGCGAGCATTGAGCACTTTCAGCACTTTTTTAACAATGAATGACTTTATACCTTCTTCGGAAATAACAAACTTTACGGTTTCGATAATATTAAGCTCATTGTTAAGCTTGTCCACTCTTTGCTTTATTTCTTCTAAGGCAGCTTTAAGTGTTGTAATTTTGCCTTTGAGGTCATTATTTTGTTCTTTGGAAGAAATGATAATTTCTTCTTCCGTTTCTTTAAGATTTGATTTAAGATGAGTTATGCTAAGTTCGTGAGAGCGGTTATTTGAAATAGTTTGATTTATTTCTTCTATATTGTTTAAGCAGACGTTTCTTGAAGCTTGAATGCTTGCCAACGAGTTTTCTATTTCATGCAAAGACTCTTTTACTTTAACTTCTGCTTTGGTATATTTTTCAATTGTTTGTTTGTGGTCAGCAATTAGTTTAGAAACATGTTCTATATGCTCTCCTGAATACTCTCTGGAGCAAGTAGGACATCTGTCTTTGTTTGTTGATAGCTGCTTAATTTGCTTTGCTTCAGCGTTAACTTCTGCATGAATAGTATTAAGTTTAGCTTGTAGCTTGGATTTCTTTTCATTAATCTCTACTTGCTGCTTATCCAAATTTGCTAATTTTGTTTTATCGTTTTCAGCTGATAGTGTTTTAGAACTTACAATTCTAGACTGCAAATGATTGATATCAGCTTCTAGTGTTTTTTTCTTATCGGCAAGTTTATTCAATCTTTCGGATTTGATGTGCTCGTAATTGTCAAGTTGAGATTGGTTAAATTGTAGCTCTGTTTCTGTTTGCTCAAATTTTGTGTATGCAATTTCGTAATCCTTTTTAGCAATGCTGTAATCATCTCTAGCTTTAAGGACCATTTGAGTAAATACTTCTAACCCAAGCACGCTTTCAATAAATTTACGTTTATCCGTTTTAGGTAATGCCATAAACGGCAAAGCGTTATTTGCAGACATAATGACTGAGTTTTGAAAAACTGTCGCAGGAGTGTGAATGAGCTGCTGAATTAAATCGTTAGTCTTAGCTAAAGTCGAACGAGTAATTTCTTCGTTGTTTTTGAATAATTGACACTTGGTTGGATTCAGCTTGCGTACAATTTTGTATGAATCTGCATTGTTATTCGACAATACCTCAAACTCTAATCCAACTTCGCAGCGGCCCGTCGTTATACTGTTTTGAATGTAATCTTTTGAAATTTCTCTTAAAGTAGTACCATACAAAGCGTAATACAAAAGTTCTGTTATAGTACTTTTACCTGCTCCGTTTTTTGAGTCTTCTTTGTCGTAGTTTGTTCCAATAATAGCGTTTACTCCTTGCTTTAAGGAAATTTTTACTTGTTCGTTACCAAAAGATAAAAAATTCTTGCCAGTTAAAGTGTTGAAAGTAATAAAACGCATCAAATAAAATTGTAAATAAAAGTATTAAAATATCAACTAGTTTTTCCTATAACAGTTAAACCATTGTTGTTATGAAATCTTTCAATTAATTGCCATTGAGGATTATCTTGCAAAAATTCTTGTATTGCGAGCCAAATGCCTTTTTGGTCTCCAATCCATTCCGATCCTAAAAACTCATAAGATTTTTCATCCTTGTAAGCAAATGTAGTTGTATCATGAAAAATAATATACTTGTTTACTTTAGAAGAGTGTAATTTAAGTTCTGCCTTTAATTGTTTATAAGCATGCCAAGTATCGATAAAAAGCAAATCCGTTTGCTCTATTTCAACGTCTAATACATTTGCTTGAGTGAAGGAAAAATCCACGTTGTGTTCTTTAGCTGCATCATAAACATCTTGTATATCAACTCCCCACGTAGAAGGGTTTTGCATGTCGTAACTTTTAAGAGTTTTTGGAAGGACGCTTAAAAAAGCCCATGTGGATACCACCCATCTAACTCCCATTTCTGTAATATGAGAACATAATTTACCATATTTTAATAGTGTTGGTATATGTTCATTAATGTCGGACGGTGTTGTTGTAATTTGGTGAATTATTTCTTGTATATTTTTGCTCATATTAAATTGTTTACTTGTTCCCATATAATTGTGGGGGAAGATAATTCTTCTACGCAGTGGGTGTTCAGTCCAGGAATTGGAGTCAAAACAAATCTCTTCCTTGTCTCAGTGAGATGCAAAAAGGTATTGTGATCTCCAGTTGCTGTAGACCAGACGTCGTAATCTTCTTCAAATATTTTTCTGTTTGTTATAAAACTACCACAAGTGCTTGGAGTGGTTCTCCAATGATGAGATTTCGTTGTAATAATTTTAGAAACTAAATCAGAGTACATCGGATAAAAATATTTGTCGTTGTGATCGTACAGTGAAACGTAACACAAATTCGAAAATTTTTCGTATAATTCAGTTACCTTTTCGACCCAATTAGGTAAATGCAAATAATCGTTTTCCAAAAAATAAACTAAATCGGTCGGTTGCATTTTTATATTCTTGACGTGTTTCAATAACGACCGATAAGACAACAAACTAGATTTGTAATCCGTCAAAAAAAGCTCAATTGGGCGTTCAAACTTGCTTGTATATTGATCAACAAAGTCCCGAGCAATATTTCCGTCTACAGCAAGAGTTAATTTTACATTGTCGTAATTTTTTATTGTGTGTAATAAATTTTTAAAGCATTTTTCATAGCTAAACCAGGGCGGCCGCCCAGGAGTTACTTTGTTTTTTACTGCATGTCTGTAATATATATAAATGTTCATGTTAACACACTACTTGCATACAATCATTATACTAGAGCACAAGTCAGGATATTGCTGGCCTAACTCGTAGCATCCATCCAGATATTGCTCAGTAACAATATTTGTTTTGAGTAACTCATCCCATTGAAAATTTGCTAACGCTTTGAAAAAAATGCCGGTTTTAAAAAGCGGAGTTAGCCCACTTAATTTCACATCTCTTTCTAACGTATCTAAACTATATGTTATTTGATGACCGTGCAGTTTTTCTGATGGAGTAATTGCGGAATTATGAGAAATTAGACCCATTTTAACGGCAATTTGTCTTGAAGCAGCATTTGCATTTGGACAGACTAAAAAAAGTTTTCCTTTGTCTGTCAACCAATTATTTTTAATTTTGGATAATAATGCGACTGGGTCATCTATATGCTCTAAAACATGAGTCAAAACGATATTATCATATTTGGTAGGTAGTACAGCCTCTTCAAATAAAGAGTTAAAATATTTAACTTTGTTTGTTTGTAAAATGTCTTGGGCTATTTTTAGAGCTTCGTCAGAGGCTTCCACACAAGTTATGTCATCAAAATAAGACAACAATCTTTTAGTAAACTCTCCTTTAAAACTTCCTAATTCTAAACAATTGCCTTGAATAAAATGAGGCTCGAACGCTTTCATCATGTAATGATGCATTACATCAAAATCAAATGAATAGGCATATTTGTGATCCGCTGTGTCTTTAAATTCTTGATTGTAATTTCGTTTTAATAAATCTAATTCCATGACAATTTTATTTTCTTTTTGTTTTTGCACTGTAAAGCCGTGTTTCTTGTATAGATTAATAGCTTTTTTATTTTTGTCAAATACTTCTAAGCAAATGGTAGAATATTTTTTGTTTTGAAAAAAACAAATGCACTCTTTTAGCAAAGATGAAGCAATTCCTTTATTTAGGGTATATGGGTCAACGCTTACGTTGGTAATCCAACCCATTTTTTTCTCTGAGTTGTCATAAGCTGCAACCAAACCTAATATTTGAGATTGATCAATTTTAAAGAATAAAGTAGCTTTTTCAAAAAGTTTTTTTGAATACTCCGCTACGTTTACGTAACTATTTAATGGCGGCACAAAAGTGTTAGAAACCAACTCTAAGTGTTTTTGTATTAATTGTAAAGTAGGTTTCACTCTACTAATTTAGCTATCCCAAACCCGTATTTGCCGAATTCATTTCCATTATAAAGCATAAAATATTCTTTATTAATATTAAAAACATGAGGATAATGATGCATAGTGC